GAACCAGTAAGACTTCTACGTATTGAGAGAGACAAGAGACTCGCAGCAACTGACTGGAAAGTTGTAAAGGCAAAGGAGACTGGTACAAACCTTTCTGCCGACTTCAAAGCATACCGTCAGGCACTTCGTGACCTTCCTTCTACGGCGACTCCTACGCTGGACGAGAGAGGAGACCTTGACCTTTCTTCTGTTACTTGGCCCACCGAACCTGCTTGATAAATGGCTTCTGAATTAAGAGTAGATAGAATTATTCCAACGACTGGTGTCCCTACTGGTGGCGGCGGGGGTATTATACAGGTTGTCCAAAGTCAAATAACATCCCAAGATGAAGTAACTACTGCTACGACTTGGACCGATACAACGCTCAATGCATCAATAACTCCAAAATTTTCCAGTAGTAAAATATTAGTCTCTTGTCATTTTTTATCTACTATTGGTGACAATGCACAAGATCTTCACGCACATTTTAGAATTGATAGGGGTGGCAATACAATATGTAGTGCCCGCCACAGAGCTTACGATTATGGATCAAGTGGCGTATATAGTGTTATTCCAGTATCAATGATGTTTTTAGATAGTCCTTTAACAACTTCTGCTGTCCAATACAAACTTCAATTTTATTTGGCTGCTGGAGGTAGGGTAAGGATTTCTGAAAATGGTGGAAATTCTTCTTTGATACTCATGGAGGTCTCAGGATAATGTCAGAATTAAGAACGAATAAAATTTATCCAAGAGACGGACTGCCCGCTGGTGCGAGTGGTGGTATTATACAGGTTGTTCAGACAGTGCTGACTGATGGACTAACGTATACCAATACCAGTTTTGCAGATATACCTTCTCCTGGACTTTCCGTTTCAATCACTCCATCATCATCCTCAAACAAGATATTAGTTATTGCTGATATTGCTTGCACAGGGGCTTCTGGAAATTATAATATATTTCAACTTGTTCGAGACTCGACTAATATTTACTTAGGAACAGATTCTAAAACTTATATTGGATCGAAAATTTATTATCCCGCAGGATACAGTGGTGCAGCAGTGGCTGATCATGCAGCCATCGGCAATGTGTGTATGAATTTTCTAGATTCTCCAGCAACAACTTCGGCAGTAACGTATAAAATACAGGTTAGAGTTACTGCTCAAACTGGTGGAATAAATCGCAGAGTATCAAGTGACGATACCAGTTTAGCATCATCACTTACTGTAATGGAAGTCTCTGGCTAAATATCTAAAAACCTCAAATGAGCACACTCAAGGCTAACATTATTGATTCTACCTCCGCAACAACGGAGTTCAAGGAAACAATCACCGCCAATGGTGATAAGCAGTGGGTGGATTCTTATGGTGTTATTAAAACCAATAGAACCACTATTGCCGAGAATGTAACTATCCCAGCAAACACTAATGGATTTTCATCAGGTCCAATCACAATTGCTGATGGATTTACAGTTACACAACTTGGGGAGTGGGTGATTGTATGACACGCATTTATGTTCAAAACATAAGATCTAAGACTGGTGATACCGTTGACTTCAAAGATCAAATCAGCGCCAATGGTGAGAAGCAATGGTTAGATACTTATGGTATCATCAAGACAAATAAAAATACTATTGATGAGAATGTAACAATACCATTAGGGACTAATGGATTCACTGTTGGGGCAGTAACAGTTGGTGCTGGTTACACAGTCACAGTTCAAGGAGAGTGGAGGGTATTATGACTAGCAAGATAGTTGTTAATAATATAGAAGCAGACGCTGGGGTTTCTACGGTTACTTTTAGTAGTAAGGTATCTGCGACTGAGTTTATTGGACCTGTTGTTGGTAATGTAACTGGTGATGCTACTGGACTTTCTGGGTCACCAACGCTTTCTGGTATCACCAGTATTTCTACCACAAACTTAACGGTTAATGGGAATGCTTATCCTGCTACTGGACCATTAAGTAACCGCAATCTTATAATTAATGGTGCGATGCAGGTGGCTCAACGGGGGACAAGCTTTGCTGTAACCACTAGTGAGACTTACACGATAGACCGTTTTCAAACAGGTCATGGTGGCAGCTTTAACTTAAACTCAACAATTACACAAAGCTCTACCGCTCCTGCAGGATTTACAAGCAGTTTAAAGGTAGATGTAACTTCTACTTCTACGCCTACCGCCACGCAAAATGGTCTCGTCCAGCACAAGGTAGAAGCGCAAAATCTTCAACATTTGCAGTATGGAACAAGCGGTGCTCAAACTTGCACTTTAACTTTTTGGGTCAGGTCGAATAAAACTGGAACGTATTGCCTGCAAATTTTGCAGCAAGATGCATCCCAGTATCAACTGCACGAATACAGCATTTCAAGTGCGGACACTTGGGAGCAGAAAACAATTACCATAGTTGGTAACACAGCAACCGCCATAAACAACGACAACGGCAAAGGTTTTGACATTAGATGGCATTTAGCTTGTGGATCCGATGATTACGTTGCCGCCTCTTCAACTTGGACTGGAAGCACTGAAGGGTTTTTAGCAACTTCAAATCAAGTAAATCTTTTTGACAGCACTTCTAATGAGTGGTATCTAGCCGGCGTCCAACTAGAAGTCGGATCCGTCGCCACACCATTTGAACACCGAAGTTATGGTGACGAACTGGCAAGGTGTCAGAGATATTACCTTCAAATAAGAACATTCCTAAGTTCTACTACCAATTTTACTGCACTGTGGCCTTCAACTATGCGAGCGGACCCAGCAGTAACTTCAAGCGGAACAATTAACTTATCTGGAGTAACACCGACAACTACGGCTGGTTGGTTTAGAGATAGTGGCAGTGGCGCGGTCTACGATGTTTACGTTAATGCGGAGCTTTAAGAATGTATCAAGAAGTTAATTACATTGGTGGCGGCAGGGGAATGGTAAAACGACTTAAAGATGGTTTGACTACTTTTATCCCTTTCGACCCCGCCAACACCGACTACCAGGAATACCTTGCCTGGTTAGCAGAAGGCAACGAACCACTACCAGCAGATGATCCTTCATAGTTTGTGCTATAATATATAATAAAAACACAACCGATATGAATTTTGTAGTGTATTCAAAGGACAATTGTCCTTATTGTCATAAGGTAAAGTCTGTATTAGAGTTGACAGGAAGTAACTTTGTCATGTATACTCTTGGAGAGGACTTTACTAAAGAAGAGTTTTATTCTGAGTTTGGAGAAGGGTCAACTTTTCCACAGGTAATTTGTGACGAAAAGAAATTAGGAGGATCCGTTGACACAATCAAATTCCTCAAAGAACAACAAATCATCAATTCCTAACATAAATAAACCAGAAGACCACAGAAATCGTGGCGTTGAGTTTTTACTTAATGGAGGTAAAAGAAAGCAAACGCACCCCTTCCATATCATCTTTGAAAAGATGGTTTGCTTTCTCAATCGGGAAGTTACCATCTATTTTGAATTCTCCTTTAAATCAAGGAAAAGAAAAGTAGTTTCCCGAGGCAAAAGAAATGTTAGCAGTTAGTTTAGTATTCGGTTCCTTTCTAACCGTATTGTTTCTTGTAGTGGGGCTCATTGGTGGATGGGTTGCACGAGAATATATGATGAACTATCGGGAGATTCCAAGACCTCACCCCGAAATGTTTGATGGTAACGGGAACCTAATTCCCGATGAGGTGATTGCATTTAACTTTGATAACTATCATGACTACGAAATCAACGACGAAGACGACGACGAGTAAACCAAAAGCACAAGTTGTAAAAGGTCCTTCACAGGTTCTTCCAGATCTTCCTAGAAATCCTTTTATTTTTGAGATTTTGGATATTGTTTCCAAACAAAAAACAAAAGCAAAAAAAGTTGCTGCTCTAAAAAAGTATGAAGAGTTTGCTCTCAAAGTAATTCTGATTTGGAATTTTGATGAGAGTGTCGTATCTTTACTTCCAGACGGTGAAGTTCCGTATTCTGGATATGATGAGCAAACAACCCAGAGTGGAACTTTATCTACTAAACTGTCTCAAGATATTCGTAATATGCATGAGACTGGATCTTTTTCTATGGGAGCAGGTGATCAACAAGGACGCACCACCATTCGTAGAGAGTGTAAGAACTTCTATATGTTTGTGAAGGGTGGCAATGATGGAATGAACAACATTCGTCGTGAAAGTATGTTCATCAATCTTCTGGAAGGACTTCATCCTCTTGAGGCAGAAATCATTTGTCTGTGTAAGGATAAGAAACTTTCTGAAAAGTACAACCTAACCCAAGATGTAGTTGCAGAAGCATACCCTGATATCCAGTGGGGGAATCGCTCCTGATGGGAAAGGGTATCAATATTATTCATACAAACTGTGACCCTTCTGCAGCACAAGATTCTTCTCTTCCTAGAGATTCGTATCTTGTAACCTATGGTGATAATACCGAAGAACGGTTTGATGTAGTTCAAGGACTGCAATCAGACATCTTCGATCACTACTGGGATAAGTATCGTGATGTTCGTGGAATGAAATGGACTGATGGTAAGGCTAATCCTAAGATGTGGGGATACAAACCCTCCGAATCCAAAAAGCGGAAGTAGTTCACAGAATCGTCGGAAAAAACTCCGGCAAAATTTTGAGTCTGTAAGGTTTTGTATCACATTTTACAGAACTCACTTGCTAAATAATCGCATCAGGGGTATAATACCCTTACGTTCATCCTATGTTATCACTAGCACTGATCTTTTTTAGTCATATCGAACCTGAGCTTTTTCTTAGGTGCGAAGACTATCTTTGGTTAAAACAAGGGTTGGAAGAGAGTAGTCTCTTCACACCTGCGGAAAAGTTGGATATCACCCTTCATTGGATGGAACATACTAATCCAACCTGTTTTGATAACTAGGACGCAAGTAGGACGACGCGGAACGGATCGTTCATTCGCTATTCGCAAATAGCGAACGCAAACGCCGCCCGAAGGAACGGGATTTAACAATCTCATTTCTTTGGAGTAAACCAATGTCTAAAGTCGTTTATCGTGGTCAAGCATACGACACTGTAGAGCGTCGTGAGCAAAGACAAGCACAACAGCAACCT